TAATGGTGTTAGATCAATCTTAACTAAAGCTGGAGTATACGTGCGTGTTACTCCCAATAGTAAGCCAGCTGCTGGCGGTGGTTCCAGTACTGGGGGTACCAGAGTGAGTAAAGCTGCTTCTCAGGAAGCTCTGATTGCAGCTATCACAGATGCAGGGGCTGATGTTGATGAAGAGATTATCTCTAAATTAACAGGTAAAGCTGCTGTTTATTTTACGGAAGTACTAAATAAAGTAAATTCTTAATAGTCAGGGGGCGAACAGCCCCCATTTTCTCATTCGTTAAATTGCTGCTCAGTAAAATAAGTTTTACTACCCAGCAAAGGGAAATGGATGAAGAAAGAAGAATTAAAAGAAAAATTACTTGAGTACGGTGACGCGGTAATAACCTACAGAAGCGTCAACTCAAAAAAGCTAAAGTATAATGTCTGCACATTAGACTTTGATAACGAACACATACAGTCTAAAAAGAATAGGGCTTCAGAAGATGATGGCTCTCTTTTAATGTTTTGTTGGGACTGTGATTCTTATCGCCTAATGAAAGCAGAGACTGTAAAGTCGGTGGTACCGCTGAGTAAGATTCTCAGAAACGGAGAGTAGAATGGATAGCTCTCTTGAGATCTACTCTCGTATCATACATTACGATACAGAAAAAAATATACAAGTAAGACTTACTATTAATGAGTTTAGAGGCGTAGAGTATTTACATCTACGAAAGTACTATCTGGACTTTGACGAAGTATGGAAGCCTTCCTCTGAAGGTATATCTATGCCGTTAGACCTAGATAACTCTAAATCTCTGTTTGAAGGGACAGCAGAAATATTATCTTTGGCCGAGTCTAAAGAAATAATAGAGCTGTATTTTGGCGAACTAATAAATAACGTATATACTAGATGAAAGAACTACTAGACCACGCTAGTAAGAAATATTATGAAGGATCTCCCATTATGTCGGATGAATCCTTTGATGCTATAGCCGAAGAGTTTAATTACTCACGAGTAGGTTCAGTTCAAGAACCTGGGTCTATAGCCCTGCCTTTCCAACTATACTCTTTACAAAAGATGTATTACGGTGACCCGCCTATAAAACTCCCCGAACCTACTATTGGCTCTCCCAAGCTAGATGGTGCTGCTATAGCTATCATATATATTTATGGTAACTTGTCCCTTGCTCTAACTAGAGGGGACGGGGTACGAGGAAAGGATATTACAGAGAATATCTCTAGCTTAGAGGGAGTCCCAAAGTATATAAAAGTAAGGGACCATGAACCTGTAGTACAGATAGTTGGAGAGATAGTTGCGCCGATCACGATAAAAAATTCAAGAAATTATGCCGCAGGTGCGTTAGGTCTAAAAGACTCAAAAGAATTTATTGAAAGAGATTTAACTTTTATTGCGTATGACATATTTCCTAAAGCATACCCCTCCTGGGCAGAAGATATTAATAGTCTAGTTGCTATGGGGTTTAATACCGTTCTTCAAAGTGATTGGTCAGAGTTTCCTAAAGATGGAGTAGTATTCAGGGTAGATGATAATGAAACTTTCGAGTCTCTCGGGTACACTAACAAACACCCAAGAGGTGCATTTGCCCTAAAAACTCGTAAAGCAGGAGTAATAACTACACTGGAGAGCGTAGAGTGGCAAGTAGGAAGATCTGGCATTGTTAGTCCAGTAGCTATTCTAACTCCTATAGACATAGACGGAGCTAAGGTTAGTAGAGCGACTCTTCACAATATTAAATATATTGAGGAGCTAAACCTAGAGCTTGGGTGCCAAGTAGAAGTTATACGATCTGGAGAAATAATACCTAGAGTAGTGAGAAGAGTAGAGTGATCGACGAATTATCATTATTTACAGGAAAGGTTACTGTATCAGAGCTTTCTGATGAGCATTGCAGAGAGACTTTAAGAAGAATAGTAAAAAGATACTCACACGCCCTTGGTCAATTAGAGGCCCAGTACAGGCAGGAAAAAAGCCGGACTCCAGAAATAGAAATATTAAATAATGAAGACAGTTGATTTTGGTACTGTAGGACTCTATCCTACAGAAGATGGGCAAGGTTATGTATCTAGTATAATTATAGATCAAGCTTTCTGGAAACTAGAGCCGACCACTAGAGAGAAGATGCTAGTTGGGTGGGGAATAGCTTTAGAGAAGCTTCAAGAATACTCTAATAACCTAACTAAAGAAAGAAAATCTGAGTTCACTGGTAAAGTAGTAGATATAGCAGATTACTTCAAGGATAAAGATTGAAGGGTATTTATAACGCCACCTACTTTAAAAACAACCCAGAAGAAAAAGAAGAGCCTGGTATTTTGTATTGTGTGGTGTTAGTAAATAGAAAAACTATGCAACGAGAGTGCCTGAAGATAGGTATAGCAAAGGGTACTTCTTTTAAGAATGTTATCAAGCGTAGCGGTGGATTTAAAGGCTACGATATACGAATTCAAAAAACTTATATTGACACATTATATGAAGTTTGGAAGCTAGAACAACTGCTTCATGAACATTTTAAAGAATATAAGTACACTCCTTCTATTACGTTCGGAGGGCACACTGAGTGCTTCGAACTGAAAGATGAAATTATTTCAGCTGTACCATCAAAGAAAAAATAATACTTGACTTCGCAGCTGATTTTACATATAATATACGTCACATTTGAGAAATATTATAAATGGCAAAAATTGAGATTCCTACAAACTGTCCAGCGTGTAATGCTGAGTTGGTGATTCATAATTACCAACTATTTTGTAGAAACAAGACTTGTACAGCTCAACAGCATAAAACTGTAGAGCACTTTTGTAAAACTCTTAAAATTAAAGGATTAGGGCCTGCTTCAATTAAAAAACTTCAAATTAACTCAGTTGAAGAATTATATAATCAGCGCATAGATGAGATGGAATACCTTCTTGGCAGTACTAAACTTGCTGAAAAGATAGCAGCAGAGATAGAGAGATCTAAGAATGCTAGTCTAAATCAGGTTTTGCCAGCATTTGGTATTCCATTAGTAGGTAATACAGCTTCTAAAAAGCTGTGCTCTATAATTTCATCACTAGACGAGTTGGGCGAAGAGGCTTGTATTGCTGCGGGACTAGGGCCAACAGTAACATCTAACTTGTTAAACTGGTTTTATGGTGAGTTTCCTTTAATAAAAGATGCGCTACCTTTCTCCTTCAAGTCTGAAGAAGTAAGAGAGCCTACTAAATCGCTAGGTGTGGTGTGTATTTCTGGAAGATTAACTTCTTACAAGACCAAAGCAGAAGCCACTAAAGCATTAGAAGCAGCAGGGTATACCGTAAAGTCTACTGTAACTAAAGATACTACTCACTTAGTAAATGAAAGCCAAGTCGAATCCAGTAAGACTAAGAAGGCTAGAGAAACTGGAATCGTGATAACCACAAACATTAATGAACTAATAGGATAATAAATATATGACTACCCCTAAATGGACCGAAGAACGAACAGAAACACTTGTAAACTATGTAGGAGATGAGTCTCCTGTATCACGTGCAACAGTAGAAGGAGCAGCAGAGTTGCTTGAAACTTCTTCTCGTTCTATCGCATCTAAACTCCGAAAAATGGAATTTGAAGTAGCTCCTGTAACAGCAGAGCCTTCTAAATTCTCAGAAGCTCAAGAAGGACTTCTGCGTACTCTTGTAGAAGATAACTCTGGTAAGTTTACTTATGCAGATATTGCAGACGTTTTTGAAGGCGGAGCTTTCAAAGCAAAAGAAATTCAGGGTAAAATCCTGTCTATGCAACTGTACCAACACGTTCGTCCTGCTCCTCGTCCTGAGTCTGCTAAGACTTTCACGGATGCACAAGAAGCACGTTTCATCGAACTGGCTAATGGTGGTTCCTTCATCGAAGAAATCGCAGAAGATCTTGGTGTAGAAGTAGCACGCGCACGCGGTAAAGCTCTTTCTTTACTGAAAGCAGAGCAAATTACTAGTATTCCTAAGCAACGTGACCGCAAAGCATCTTCTAAAGTTGATGCTCTTGAAGAACTGGGTGACATTAGCAAAATGACTGTAACAGAGATTGCAGAAGCTATTGAGAAAAGCCCTCGCGGAGTTAAAACGATGCTTACTCGTCGTGGTCTGACTGCCTCTGACTACGATGGTGCGGCTAAGAAAGAAAAAGCAGCAGGCTAATTTTTTATAAATAGCCTTTTGAGAGCGGGAGATTTTCTTCCGCTCTCTTTTTCTTGCTTGTTAGAAGCTGCCTTTTACAAAGAGAATACTTGATTGAACCTTGCCAGTGTATTAATTAGGAAGATACTGAAAGACTCGGATGGTGACACCTGGGGTGCTTTTCATCGTCATTATCTTCCTAAAGAATATCACAAGGTACATGATTTAATAGAGAAACACTCTACTCTATACGGAACTCTTCCAACTTTTGAGGACTTGAAACACTCTATTAGAGACGCAAGACTAAGAGAGAAATTATATGCTATAGAGGTTTCTGAAGAAGTAGATATAGCTTGTTCTCAGCTATTAGAGTATCTAAAAAATGAGTATGCCCAGTCAGAGAGTATGAATCTGATTGAGAAGTTTTTAGAGACTTCTGTTGCAATGAGTACTGCCGAAGAGATAGTAGAAGCTATTCAGGATATAGTTTTAGAATTAGAGGATAAGATTGATCTAATTCCAGAAGAAGAAAATATGCAGAAAATCTCTTTATTCGAGCCAGAAGAGATGCTAGAGCGTAGTGTACCTCTTGGTCTAAACTCAGAGTACGATTTAGAGACTACTTTTGGACCAGGAGATTTAATACTAATAGGTGGTAAGCGGGGTCATGGTAAGTCTGTAACCTGCGCTAATATAGTAGAGAGATCTTTTTCTAAAGGAGATTCTACTATATATTTTACTATTGAAATGAACTCTAGAAGTATTTTGCAGAGAGTATGCTCAATTGCTACTGGAGTGCCTAGTACTGCTATCATGCATAAAAACTTATCTATATCCGAGTGGGAAAGAGTAGCCACTTGGTGGTCTTCTAGATTTGAAGAGGGGGAGAAAGACTATCAGGAGTATCTAAGACATAGAAACTTTGAAGAACTTCACGCATCTCTAAATATAAAACCTCTAAGAGAGACCCAAATAGACGTTGTTCATGATGCCTCTCTGTCTCTTAGTAAGATAAGAACTGAGCTAGATAAGAAAGTGAAAATTCTACAGCCAAAGATAGTGGTAGTGGATTATATAAATCAGGTAGAGAGACATGGTAGAGCTGCAAAGATTGGTCAATACGATTGGTCGGAGCAGATAGAAGTTAGTAAGGCTTTAAAGCAAATGGCTCAAAACTATGGAGTCATAATGGTATCTCCTTACCAAATAGATGCCTCTGGAGAGGCAAGATTTGCTAAAGGAATTCTGGATGCTCCAGACGCTGCATTCACACTG